GGGACATCTGCATGGACAGTTCCGGCGCAAAGTGCTGTGGCATGAAATTCTGCATGGCGTATTGTACGCGGCGGGCTGCGATGAGCATGACGACGAAAAGCTGGTCGGGGCATTGTCCGAGGCGTTGCCGCGCCTGATCCAAGATAACCCCTGGCTGGTGGCAGATTTGATCGACAAGGGGGGCGCATGACCAAAGAGATTCACGATTTGGCTGACCTGTCGCCTGACGCGTCCAACCCCAACAAAGGAACGGCGCGCGGTCGCTACATGATTGAACAATCGCTGCGCGACGCAGGGGCAGGTCGCTCGATTGTGATCGACCGGGAAGGGCGCGTGATCGCGGGCAATAAGACGCTGGAAGCTTGGGCCGAAATGGGCGGTGAAATTGAAGTCATTCGCACCGACGGGAAAAAGCTGGTCGTGGTGCAGCGCGAAGATTTAGACCTGGACGATCCCGAAGGCCCAGCGCGTCGCCTGAGCTACTTCGATAATCGGGTCAGTGAGGTTTCGCTAGAATGGGACGCCGAAGTCGTCTTTGGCCATGAGGGGCTGGGGCTGGACCTGTCGGGCATGTTTCATGAAGATGAGCTAGATCGCCTGTTGGCTGACCTAGAACGATCCGACCAGGAACCGTACACGCCCAACTATGCGCCGGAGATGGGCGACGCGGCGGTGACGCCCGCGCAAGTCGAGGCGATGGCTACCCGGCTAGACGGTCGCTTCGACGCTCAACCCATCGACCAGATCGAGATTCTTTGCCCCCATTGCGGGGAAAGTCTTTTTGTCAATCGCAAAGACCTTGCGGCCAAGGGGGGTGCAACATGACGTCGCCTGAAGCCGTGACCGTCCAGCGTGCCACGTATGCCGATGTCGCACCGCTGGCGCCCGCTGCGCGCCGCGAGCAAGGGGCCGACATCGCCAACCTCAAACGCCCGATTGACTGGTTTACCTGTACGGTCGACGGGCAACTGGCCGGGTGCATCGGGCTTCTGCGTCTAGGCAAACGCGGCCGGATTCGCGGCTGGTACGTGGTGCCCGCCTACCGGGGGCGCGGGCTGGGCAAGATGCTGCTGGCCTATGCGCTGCGTCATGCTGTGACGTCGGGGCTGAAGCTGGTCGAGATGAACACCAAGCTTTACCCGATGATGCTGCGCTGGGGCTGGCAGGATACAGGCATCCGCTACACCATGCGCGCCTGGTTCAATGGCGACGGGCGCAAGCTGGTCTTTCCGCTGAAGGAATTGCCATGCGCGTCTACCTAAAGCAGAACGTCTTCGACGCTGCGCTGGATCGTATCCGCTGGCTGTTTGACGAATTTGAGAACGTGGTGATCAACGTCTCTGGCGGCAAAGATAGCACCGTCGTCTTGAACCTGGCCCTTCAGGTCGCAGAGGAAAAAGGGCGACTGCCATTGCCTGTGCTGTTTGTCGACCAAGAGGCTGAATGGCAGACGGTGATCGACTACATCCGCACGATCATGAACGACCCGCGTGTCGAGCCGCGCTGGTTGCAAGTGCCGATCAAGATTTTCAACGCGACATCGCCTGAAGACCCTTGGCTTTACTGCTGGGAAGCGGGCAAGGAAGACGTCTGGATTCGCCCGCAAGAGCCGAACGCCATCAAGGTCAATCGCTACGGGACCGACCGCTTCAAAGAGTTCTTTGGTCGCTACCTGGCGACGGAATACCCCGACGCCCCGGCGATCAACATTGCGGGGGTGCGCTGCGAGGAAAGCCCAAACCGCTTGCTGGGGCTGACAACTTACCCGACCTACAAGTCTGTCACTTGGGGTTAGCAACGGGATCGTAAGCGTCACCATTACGACTTCTATCCCATCTACGATTGGAGCTACACCGACGTCTGGAAAGCCATCCACGACAACGGCTGGCCCTATTGTCGTATCTACGACTACATGTATCAGTACGGGATTCCCGTCCACATGATGCGCGTTTCCAACGTGCATCACGAAACTGCGCTTGACAAGCTGTTTTATCTGCAAGAGATCGAAGCCGACACCTGGAATCGGATCACGCGCCGGATTCGGGGTATCAGTACGGCAGGGAAGCTGGGCTTCGACGACTTCTATGTGGGGCAAGACTTGCCCTTTATGTTTGCCGACTGGCGCGAGTATCGCGACTACCTGTTGGAGCATCTGATCACCGACCCGGCTATGCGGAAACGTTATGTGCGGCGTTTCCTGGCGATGGACAATATGCACAGTGCGGGCAAATACGATCTGCGAAACGTCGACCAGATGTACCGCACCCAGATCAATACCATCCTGGCCAACGATTTTGAGTTTACTAAGCTGCGTAACTTCGAGGTTTCGGTACGCAATCGAGTGGGGCGATAACCATGAACATTCATGACCTGATAACTGACTACGTGAACCAGGCAGAGGACAAGGCAGCGGCCCTAGCCGACTTGCGCGCGAAGCTTTTCGACCTGTCGCCCTTTGCTACCCAGCCCATTGACCATGTGCGCTGGGTGCCGATTGAGAAAGTGCGCGCCAACGACTACAACCCCAACAGTGTCGCCAAGACCGAAATGCGCTTGCTGTACACGTCTATCGACCATGATGGCTATACCCAACCTGTGGTGACGATCTACGACGCCGACAACGATGAATATGTCATTGTCGACGGGTTCCATCGCTATTCGATTATGCGCCTGAACGCCGACATTCGCGAACGGTGCGGGGGCATGTTGCCTGTCGTGGTGATCGACAAAGACGTGAATGATCGCATGGCGTCGACAGTGCGGCACAACCGCGCGCGCGGCAAACATTCCGTTGCGGGGATGTCGAACATGGTCTTCGAGATGTTAAGCAACGGCTGGGCCGACGCCGACATCTGCAATGAGTTGGGTATGGAGCCAGAGGAATTGCTGCGCTTGAAGCATGTGACTGGTTTCTCAAAGCTATTTGCTGACGCCGAATACAAGCGGGCGTGGCTGACGAAGAATCAGATATTGCTCAAGAAACAATATGAGGCAACCGACGACTAGACCTGGCCCGCCTTATTTGTCGCAAAGGAGTTTGTGTGAGTGGAAAAGAGAAAAAGCGTCGCTTTGAACGAGACAACCACCTGGCCCAGGTCGCGGCCATGTATCTGCGCGGGGAACGTCAGTCGCAGATTGCCGAAAAGCTAGGCGTCACCCAGCAACAGGTTAGCTATGACGTGCGGTCGCTGCGGGAGCTTTGGCGCAAAAGCGCGCTGGTCGATATCGACGCCGCTGCAGGCAAAGAGTTGGCGCGGATTGACGAAATGGAAGTCGCCTACTGGTCAGAGTGGGAACGCAGTCGCGAGCAACAGACCAAACGTCGCAGTCTCAAGACTGCGCGATCCCGTCCACGTCGGGGCAAGAACCAGGTCGCGGGCGACGACCAAATGGAGACAGAACGCTACGCCGAAGAATTTGAGGAAGTGAACGACCTGCTGGGCGATACCCGCTACCTGGACGGGGTCCAGTGGTGCATTACCCAGCGGTGCAAGATTCTCGGACTGTATGCGCCCGTCAAGAGTCAAAGCGAGATTAGTGGGAAGGATGGGGGCGCAATCGAGATCAACAATGCCGGGAAGCTGCGGCTGGCCTATATGGAGTTGACGCCCGACGAAAGCGAGACAGTCAACGACATCTTGGCCGATGTGGGGGTGCGCGGCTTTGCTGGTCAGTAGTCCCATGCAAGGATTTGCGCGCCCGGCGGTCACCAAGATTCACATGAGTGAATACATTGCCCACGCCCCCACCGCACGCCAGCAAGCCTTTCTTTCCTGGGCAGTCAACGATTACCTGGAAGTGCTGTTCGGCGGTCAAGTTGGCGGAGGTAAGTCTGACGCCTTGCTGATGGCTGCGCTGCAATACGCCGACGTACCGGGCTATTCGGGGCTGCTGCTGCGGCGCACCTATTCTGATCTTGCTTTGCCGGGTGCGCTGATGGATCGGGCCGCAGAGTGGCTGCAACCGACCGCCGCGCACTGGAACGCGGGGACAAAAACCTGGAGCTTTCCGAGTAGTGCGACGTTGACGTTTGGTTACCTGGAAAACGAAAAGCACAAGTACCGTTACCAGGGGTCTGAATTTCAATATGTCGGCTGGGACGAATTGACCCAGTTTCCGCTGTCGCCCTACCTGTACCTTTTTTCGCGCTTGCGTAAGACGAAAGACATTCCCGTTCCGTTGCGCGTGCGCGCGGGCAGCAACCCTGGTGGGGAAGGGCACGCGTGGGTCTTCGAGCGATTTATCGCGGGCCAGGTCGACAACGCCCGTTCCGGCAAGCGGCTATTTATCCCGTCGGGGCTGCGCGACAACCCTTACATCGACGCCGAGCAATACGAGGAATCTTTGTCCGAGCTTGACGAAGTGACCCAGGCACAACTGTTGCGCGGCGAATGGATCACCGACCCCAGCCGCAAGGCGTTTCAACCTGAATGGTGGCGGGGCAAAAACCGCTTTCGCTTCGATGCGAAAGTCTTGCGCGCCGACGTGGTTGCGCGCTGGTGCAGTTGGGATACTGCGCTGAAAGACGGTGACGGTAACGACTATTCCGCGTGCGTCGTGGCTGAATTGACGTCTGACTATCGCCTGTTGATTGTGGATGTGTGGCGGGATCGCTTGCAGTTTCCTGACTTGCCTGACGCGATTGCAACAATGGCATCGCGTTGGAATTATGACGGGAAGTTAAGCGGCGTGCTGATCGAAGACAAGGCGTCGGGGACGTCGGCCTACCAGACCCTTTTGCGGACCGCCCCCGACTGGCTGGCCGCGATCTTGCAGACGTTTCGCCCGACCACTGACAAAGTGCAGCGGGCGCGCCAAGCCGCTGTGTGGTGCAAGCGTAACAGTGTCCTGCTACCCCATCCTGACGCCCGCCTGGAATGGATGCACGACTTTGAGCATGAGCTATACGCGTTCCCTGACGTCACCTTTGACGACCAGACAGACGCGCTGGATCAACTGATTCTGTACCTGGAAAACTACATTTCCGCTGGCTGGCGGGCAAGAGAGGGAGAGGGGCAAGACCATGATCATTCCGAGTCAATTTGAGAGTGTGCCGGGTTACTGGAACGCGGTCAAGCTGCGTCTGATGCACCGTGAGGAAGTCGCCCCCTGGCGCGACCAGTATGCGTTTCTGCGGGCCTACTATCTCAACAATGGCCTGTATGACGTGATCCGGCTTGCCATCGAACGGCAGCGCGGCAGGTCGGTGGATACGCAATCACTACGCAACCCAGCCTTTCGTACTGTCGAGTTTTATGCAGCAAAGACCTGGCCGGGGCCGCTTCCGCGCGCGTTGCCGATTGAGACAGAAAGCCCCGCGATTCTTGAGCCGATCAAGCGCATTTGGGCGTGGAGCAATTGGGGCATGGAAAAGCAGACAGCCGCGCGCTGGGCCGCGAACCTGGGCGATACCTTCATTCGCTGTGCGACTGATGGCGACGAAGGGCGACGGGCGACACGCGTTCACATGGAGAATATCAACCCGGCGCATGTGACGACGTTCGAGGCAGATCGGCGCGGCTACCTGCAATCTATCCGCATTGACATTCCCATGACCACACCCAAGGGGGCGGGGGCGTCGGCCTATTACTGGACCGAAGTCTGGGATCGCGTCCAGCATCGCATCTGGGAGCATGAAGGCACGCCGGAGACGCCCATCAACCAGCTTGGCACGCCCAAGACGACTGCAACCCTGTCGAGCTACGGGATCGACTTTATTCCGATTGTCTGGCAACCGTTCCGCGCCATCGGAGAAGAACGGGGATTGGGGGCGTTTACGGCCCAGGTCGACAAGATCGACGAAGCCAATCGGCAAGCGACGCGGCTATCGCAGATGCTATTTCGCCACAACCGCGCGCTATGGGCGTTGCGCGCCAACGCTATCGACGCCACTGGACGCCCCATGCCCGCGCCCAAGATTGGGGGCAATGCCAATGGGGGGCTGGTCGAGTTCGCGGACGATACGATGCTGGAATTGCCGGGGGCGTCGACCATCGAGTCGCTGGTTCCGAACATCAATTACATGGCTGCGCTGGAAGTCTTGCGCGACCAGATGAGCGAAGTCAAGGCAGACTTGCCGGAGTTGGCCTATTACGACATTCGCAACATGGGGCAAGTGTCTGGGCGGGCGGTGAAATTGCTGTTGAGCGACGCGCTGGATCGCCTACTGGAAGCGCGCGCCAACCTGGAAAATGCCCTGGTGCGCGCCCAGAAGATTTGCCTGACAATGGGCGTCGCGGCGGGCATATTCCCGCGTGCGCTGGGCAGCTATCAGGGGGGCGACTTCGAGCATAGTATCGCCGAACGCGAACCGATCCCGGTCGACGAATACGAAGTGGCGCAAACGGTCAAGCTTTATGTGGACGGGGGCGTTCCGGTCGAGGTGGCGACTAAAGTGTCGGGCTGGTCAGAGGAACAAATAAGCGAGTTAGGGGGCGCGCTGGCGTCAGAACGTGCGCGCAGTGCAGACCTGGCGACGACCATGATGGCGCGTGTGCAACGTCAGATAGACCAGGAGGGGAATGGGGGCGCAAACGACTTGACCGACGCACAAAGCGATGAGGCTGATGGCGCATGACGTCGATCATTGCCGAGACAGCCTATCGTTTCAAGGCCGCGTTGCTGGCCCAGGAGCAACAGGCAATGGAGACTATGGCGCGCCGCTGGCTGGGGGTCATGGATCGCCTAGATGGGGACATCGCTGCGCTGAGTGAGGAAGTTACCCGGCTGGGGCTACGCAACCCAGATCGGATTATGCGGCTGGCCCGCTATCAACGCCTGATGACGCAAGCCTACCAGGAGTTTCAACGCTACGAAGCATTTGCAGGTGATCTAGTCGCCAACAATCAAAGCCTGTTTGCGCGGCTGGGCGTCGACTACGGGCTGGGGCTGATGCAAGAGGCGGGGCGCGGCGTGGCGTTGACTTTCGACCGGATTCCGGTTGAGGCTGTGCGTTTTACGGCGGGCATCGCCGGGGACGGATCGCCGCTGACTGCGCTGTTTAACGACGTCTGGCCCGATGTGGCCGAGCGCATGACCCAGAGCCTGGTCAACGGCATCGCGCTAGGGCAAGGCGCGCAACAGGTGGCGCGTGCGCTGCGCGCGGCAACCAATATGGGGCTGAATCGTTCCCTGCTGATCGCGCGGTCTGAGAGTATGCGCGTCTACCGTGAAGCATCGCTGACGCAGTATCGCAGTTCAAGTCAAGTCGAGGGCTTTCAACGCGTCGCGGCGCATGACAGCCGCGTCTGTGCGGCCTGTTTGCTGGACGAGGGGACAGTCTACGCATTGGCCGATGAAATGCCCGAACATCCGCAGGGTCGCTGTCTTCCGATTCCGGTGCTGGTGCGCCGGGGGCCGAACGAGTGGACACGCGGCGAGACGTGGCTGGCGCAACAAAACGAGGCGCGGCAAATTGCAATTTTAGGAAAGGCAAGGCGCGACGCATGGCAGATGGGGCAAATTCGATTGAGCGACATTCCGCAACGGGTGGAGAATCCGACCTGGGGGCCGACGCTGCGCGCGCGTCCAATCGGGGAGATGTCAATACAATAGCATCACAGATTTCTTACATTGGCAATACATGTGATACAATAGGGCCTAACACCGAGTTCGTCAGAGTCCACCACCCCGATACGGGGCGATTCATGTTCGAGATTGACCTGAACCGTTTGATTGCGGTCGTGGTGCATCGGGGCAAGAGTCGCCAGGTGGATTTGCGCGAGGTGGCAAAACAAGCCCGCTAGGCGCGTTGTTTCGTCGGGGTTCTATCCTGCGAGATGGCATAGGCGCATGGCAAGTCTGGATCAATTCAGACTTGCTGTGCGCCTATTTTTTTTGGGGCGGGCAATGAGCCGACCAGGAGGCTTGACCTGGGACGGGCGCACAGACGGCCCGCAACGTCTGGAAAACCGCAAGGGGGAGTCGCATGAAGTTCCGCAACCTGCAATTGAAATTTCGCCTACCTGTCACGCGTTTCTACGCAAAGGCAGAGGGTGACGAGGGGGTGGGGGGAAAAGACGCTGACGGGGCCGCTGGTGACGCTGGCGGCGAAACTGACAGTACGGCTGACGGACAGGAAAAGCCCACGAAGCAAGACGGGCGTTTCATGACCCAAGCCGAGATTGACGGGATTATCGAGGCGCGGCTGAAGCGCGAGCGCGAAGCGTCGGATCGCAAGATCAAAGCCGAACGCGAGAAAGACGAAGCCAAAAAGCTTGCCGACGCCCAGGAATTTAAGGCGTTGTCGGAAAAGCTGGACAGCAAGGTCAAAGAGCTTGAAGCGCAAGTCGAGCGCAACCAGACCGAGCAAGAGACGGTGGGCGCACAACTGGATCGCTACAAGCAAGTGATCGGCGTGCAAGTCGCTGCGCTGTTAAAGAACGTTCCCGACGCGGTTCGTGAATTGCTGGAAGACCGCGATCCTGCGGACCAACTGGATTACCTGGCCCGCAACGCAGAGGCTTTTGGCGGCACAAAAAGCGTTCCCGGTACGCCCCCGGCAGGTGGCAAAGGCGGCGACGGTAAGAGTCAAGTCAAGGAAGACGAAGCGCGCAAGCAAATGGCGCGCAACTATGCGCGTTCCTTCTAGGGACAAAAGGAGGCTGTAAGTGGCAGTAATCAATCTGGTCACGGCTGACCGCGCTCGCATTGTCGAGTCGCTGGAACAGATGACCCTTCCGGCTGGCGAGGCGATCACGGCGGGCCAAGCGGTGCGCGTCGATACCTCGACAGGCAAATTTACCGGGGCCAACGGGTCGGCGGCGGGCGAGGCGCGGATCTATGGCGTCGCGACCAAGACCGTCGCGGCGGGGCTACCGGTCACGGCAGTGCGGCGCGGCGTGCTGGACGGGTTCAACCTGTCGAGCCTGGCCTATGACGCGGCTGTCTACCTGTCGGATACCGACGGGCGTCTCGACACCGCTGCGGGAACCGTTTCGACGGTGGTCGGGCGTGTCATTCCGGTCTTTTCGCAATTGCTGGGCGATAGCCCGCAAAAGCTTCTGTTGGTCAATCTCTAAGCCACTGAAAGGGGGTGATATTTAATGGCAACTGCACCTTTGTTCGGATTTCTAGACCTGCTGACTGCGTTCAATGACCGCGTGGAAACCGTGGGCGTCGACCTGGTCAACGCGGCAACTCAAGCGACTTTGGCAGAACATAACCGCCAGATGGACGCGGTGACCAGTCTGTTTGTCACGCGCACCACTGACTTCAAGACCCGTTATCGCAGTGCGGCTGCGGCCCGTCTGCAACCGTTGGACGACAACGGGCGCGCGCGGCCTATCTCGCTGGCAGGTCATTACGACCTGGGCTTTCCCATTCAGTCGGCGGGCGGCGCGTGGGGCGCAAACTTCCGCGCGCGAGCCAAGATGACGGTGGCTGAAGTCAACACGGTCTTGTCGACCATCTTGACCGCCGACCGTCGCTGGATGCGCGACCACATTTTCGCTGCGCTGTTTGACAACGTCGGCTGGACGTTCGACGACGAGGAACATGGCGACTTGGCGATCAAGGGCCTGGCGAATAGCGACACGGTTGAGTATCTGATCCAGGCGGGCGCGGATGTGGGCGCGACCGATACCCACTACCTGGCGACGGCTGACGCTATCGCGGATGCGGCCGATCCCTTCCCGGCGATCTACGAGGAATTGGTCGAGCATCCTGAAAACGATGGCGACGTGATCGTCTTCGTCCCCACCAACCTCAAGTCGGCTACCCAGGCGTTGGCTTCGTTTGTGCCTGAAAACGATCCGCGTCTGCGGGTCGGTTCGGCAATCACCGAGCTGATCGCCCAGCCTGGCCTGTCGAATGTTCCCGGCGATTTCCTGGGCTACCACGACGCCAAGTTGTGGGTCTTCGAGTGGCGCGCGCTGCCTTCGGGCTACATCGTTGCGACGACTACGGGCGGGGAACGTCCGGTGGCGATGCGCGAAGAGCCTGAAGCCTCGCTGCAAGGCTTCGGGGCGCGTGCCGAGCGCGATGACTTCCCTTTCTGGGAAGCGCAATACACCCGCTATGCCGGGTTCGGAGCCTGGAACCGCGTCGGGGCTGTCGTGCAACGGATCGGCAACGGGACGTATGCAGTACCCAGCGGCTACGCCGCACCCATGAGCTAGGAAAGGCGGGACCATGCATCACCGTCACAAAGCTGCGCGTGAACAGGTCGCATTGTCCCGCCTACAAGACGCCGCTGCCAGCCTTGCCGGAAAATTCGGCTTGGTTGGCGCGGGTCTTGACCTGGCGGCAATCGCACATCGCGACGCAGAGATCCAACGGCTGTACCAGATGGAGTCGCTGGCCGCGTTCCTGGTCGAGCTTGACGAAAAGCTGGTATCGGTCGCAGAGGAAAGCGTGACCGACAAGGTCAATCAAGGCGTGCTGGATTTGCTGGGACGTGTCGAGATTTCCAAGACAAGTCGCAAGGCGATTTTGCACGCGCTGGGGCTGGATGACGCGGATGTGCCGCAAATGGCACAGGAAGGGCAAGGCGACGCGTAAATGACTTTGCCTACTGCATATAGCGACGCAACCCTAAAAACGTTCATGCTGGACGCTGTGGGCAATCTGGGGGCGATCCTGGGAATCGTGGCTGACGACATGAGCGAAGCAGTCAACGAAACCTTGCTGGCGTACGGGGCCGACGCGGTGACGGATGCAACCGACATCGGCAAGCTGCGGGCGTTGGCGCGGATCGAGGCGTGGCGTGTCGCAGTGGCAAAGAGCGCGGGGAGCTACGAGTTTACCGCGAACAATGCGACGTTCAAGCGGGCGCAAATTCATACGGACGCCCAAGCGGGCTTGCTGCGCGCTGAATCAGAGGCGGCGCGGCGGGGGTACGCCAGCGGCGGCTATGTCGGGGTCACAACGGTGACGTATGCCAATGACCCGCACCGCCCCGCTACCTACTACGAAACGGACGATTTGAGCGAAAGCTAGGTGAGGCAATTTGCGGTTCTGGGACGGGGTGAAGGCGGCTTCAATGGCGGTGCTGGCAGTGTGGATCGGCGCGCCTGAAGCCTACCGTCTGTTGGTTGTCATGAATGTGCTAGACGTGGTATCGGGGCTGACAGCGGCAGGAAAAGCCAGCGAGATTTCCAGCCACATTGGGTGGTTGGGCATCCGCAAGAAAGCATTTATGTGGCTGTTAGTCTTGTCGGCCCACGCGCTACAAACATCGTTTTCGTTCCCGACTGTGCTGGCGGGATATACGCCCGCTGAGATTGTGGCGACAAGCTTTATCGTGGTCGAGGCGATGTCAGTCCTGGAAAACGCAGTCAAGGTTGGCTTGCCTGTACCTGGCTTTATTGTCGAGACGTTGCGTCAAGCGCAAGATCGCCTGGGCTACGATACCCAACGTAAGGCGGGCAAAGAATGATTGAGCCGCGCCTGGGCGTCTATTGGGCACCCAAACATGACCAGCGGGAACATCGCGACTACATGGCCGCGATCAACGGCCCGATTCGCATCCTAGAGCCGGACGTCCAGCATGTAGTCGACGCTGCACAACTGACTAGCGATGAAATTTGGCCGCGCCTGTGGCGAATTGACGACAACGATTTTCAGGTCGTCAAAGACATGATGGTCGATCCTGCGGGGTCGGGCGTGCGCTTGGCGCGTGCGCTGATCGCTGAAGTCGAAAAGATGGAAGCCCAGGCGCGGGCGCGTGACCTGCCATTCCCGACGCGTGACCGTCTCTGGTTGTCGGGCATGAATGAGCCGCCTGTGTGGGTGATCGAGCAACGGGTGGCATTTGTCAAGCATGAAGTCGCATTTCTGGATACCCTGACCGACCTGGGTTGGCAGGGTCTAGCGATGCGTCTGGGCGTGGGGCATCCGGCAGACCTAGACGAAAACAAGCGCGTGATCTGGGACCCATACGAGCCGATCTATCACGCCATCAAGCGCGGCGGGCATCGCCTGGAATTGCACGAATACAACTACTGGACTGGCCCGCAAGACGGGTGGGGCTGGTATGTAGGTCGTCACCACAAATGCCCCTGGGATGTGCGAATTGTCATTGGCGAGGCGGGGGTCGACAACTACGTCGACGCGGCCCGTTGGGAGACGGAGAAACATCGGGCGCGCGGCTGGGTCGGCAATATTACCCCGCAACAGTATGTCGCACAGTTTGATTATTACTTCGACCACGCCGATGATCGGGTCGAGGTGATTTTGCCTTACCTGAGCGACTACCAGGCCAAAGAGTGGTGGTCGTTCGACCTGCTGGGCGCGTACGGTGAAATGACTGCCTGGTGGCGGGCGCGGCGCGCGGCCTATGTCGAAACGCCTGACGTGCCTGACGTGCCTGTGGAAGATATCCCGTCCAAACACCGCACCTACATTCCTGTGGTGCGAACCGTTGTGAAGTCGGGCGACGTGGTGGCGGGGCAAGACTACCCGGCTACGCCCATGATTCCTGACCTGGATGTGATCTTGGGGGGAATGGCGAAAGTGATCGGCGTCGACCGTCGCCTTCCGAAAGCGTTCCTCATGGCCGAGTCGGGCGGGGTTGTGCGCGCCCCCGACATGATCGTGCGCTTTGAGCCGCACATCTTTCGGCAGCGAGTCGAGCGATGGCAGTTTGACGAATGGTTTCGGGTGGGTGCGCCGGAATGGAACGGCGAGTTTCATACGGTGCGTCTGGCTGATGGCAGCTGGAGTACCTATCACGGCAATCAAGGTCTTGAATATTACGCGCTCGAGGTTGCGCTCAAGATCAACGCCCACGCCGCCTATGAGAGTCTAGCGATGGGCGCGGGACAGATCATGGGCTTTCACTACGCGACGGTGGGCTATGCGTCGCCTCAAAGCATGTTTGACGCCTACAACCACCCTGACCAGGGTCGCTTTAATCAGGTCGTGGGCTTTTTCGCCTACTGTATGAGCCGCGACAAAATGCGGCTGGCGATGCAAGCGTTGGACTATCGCAAGATGGCCGAGCTTTACAACGGGACGGGACAGGTCGACCTGTACGCGGGCATCATTCGCAAATGGATGGACCGTCTATGATTTCCGCTGAAGAGATGGCCCAACATCGCGCGCTGCAAGAGTCGACCATGTTGACGCCGGCAGCAATCAAGCGCAAGGCGCGCACCGCCGACGGTGGGGGCGGGGCCACATTGGGCCTAAACACGGTAGCGACGACTGTCTGTCGTCGCTATGCAGAAACGGCGAACACCGCCGAGGAAGTCAAAGGAAGCATGGTCGTTCCGGCGTTGCGCTGGGGCTTCGACTTTCCTGCGCTGACTGACATTCGCGAGCATGACGTGATCGAAGTCGATGGGCAAGCGTTTGAGGTCGTCGCCATCGAAGGGCCGCTGACCTACGAGACTGCGCGCACCGTCTACGGAGTACGCGCCAGTGGCTAGGCGAGTGGGCAGAACGGGCGTGCGCGTGCGGGTCAATAACTTTCCGCGCATTGTCGCTGCGTTGCCCGGAGTCGGGCGCCAGGCGGTCGAGGAAGCACTCGCGGAGATTGAGACGCATATCCGGCTGGCAATGGCAGCAAGCGGCAGCGGGCGCATTTATCGACGCAAAGACCGCACCCACCAGGCGTCTGCACCAGGAGAAGCCCCGGCGATTGACTACGGGATTCTTTCAGGGTCGATCCAGCAGGGCATGACAGGCGAAACCAGCGGCGCGGTCTACACCAATATGCTGTACGCAGTTTACCTGGAATTTGGCACACGTCACCTGGCGGCACGCCCATTCATGGTGCCCGCTGCAGACGCTATTCGACCTGCGTTTATCGAGCATTTGCGGTCAAGCCTAGAGAGGGGGCTGCGATGAGTTCAATCTGGGACGCAGATCGATGGCTGTATGACCGACTGACCAACGACGCCACGCTGATGAACCTGGTCACGGCGGTGTATAGCGACATCGCACCTGAAGATGCGGTCTATGACTTCGTGCTGATGAGCCTACCCAATCAGGGTGGCGTCTCACGGCAAACGGCCAATGCGGATCGTGTCTACGACAGTCTGCGCTACCTGATCCGCGTGGTGGGCGAAACTGAAAGCTATGGCGCATTGGATGCGGCAGCGTCCCGAATCGAGACGTTGCTGCACAAAGCCAGCGGCGTCACCAGCAATGGTCAAGTGCTGGCCTGTACCTACGAAGAACCGTTCCGTATGCCCGAAGTCGACGGGTCGCGTCAATTCCGATACCTGGGCGGCTACTATCGCCTATTAGTGCAGTAGAGAGGACAACAGATGGCAGAACGCGCGAGTATTTTTCAGGTCACACAATTGGGGCCGGAGACGACACCGGGGACAGCGGTCGATGGCGATACCCGGCTGCTGGGGACCTCTTTCAGTCTGGGGATTCGCCCCGACGTGAACATCTTTCGACCGAACGGCTATAAGTTTCCGACGGTCGCAATCCCGAACCGTGAATGGGTCGAAGGGTCGTATGAGGGGCCAGCCTGTTACAACGATCTGGCCTATATCCTGTCGGGGCTTGTGGATACCGTTACGCCTGTCACCAGCGGAACCACAGGCTATCTGTGGACCTTCGAGTCTGACAGCGACGCGGCCGACACGCCCAAGACGTTCACTATCGAGCATGGGTCGGCAGAGCGCGCGGATAGTTTCGCCTATGCGCTGTTTACTGACCTGACCTTGAGCTTTGCGCGCGGTGGCGTCGAGGTTAGCGGGTCGCTGATCGGGCAAGCGTTGGATACCGACATTACCCTGACCGAGTCGCCCACCGAGATCGCCCTTGTGCCGATTGCCGCGCCGCAAGTCACCTTCAAGACCGCCGCGACCGCTGCGGGCCTGGCGGGGGCCTCTGCGCTGACGCGTGTCAAGCGCATGGAGTGGACGCTGGGCAGCCGCTATGCGCCCGCCTGGTACATGAACGGGTCGACCAGCTTTGGGGCGCATGTTGAAGGTGAACCGCAAGGACAAGCGAAACTGATGGTGGCGGCAGATGACGCGGGGATGAGTTATATCACCAACCTGCGGGCGGGTAGCACGATTTTCCTGCGCGCCGAAGCCACCGGGGTGCAAATTGGCGCGGGGCCAGCGGTCTACAAGTTGACGCTGGATACTGCGCTGAAGATCACCGACGTTTCTGATCTGCGCGACGACGAAGGCGTCTATGCGGTCGAGTGGACCTGCGACATCGCGCACGATTCGACCTGGGGCAAGGCGTTTAGCATTGCGCTGATCAACAGTCTGGCGTCCCTTTAAGTTTTTTCCTGAACCTTGAGCAAGACCAATCACGGAGATAAACCATGCCTAAACTATCTGCTATCAAGAACCGCGTCGAGGAGATCAAGATCGACTATCAAGGTCATGAGATCAATGTGACCTATCGGCCTAGCGGCCTGTCAACGCAACAGGCGATGGAATTGCAAGCGGCTGACAAGACCGATAACAAAGCGGTCATGACGTCGCTGGTGCGGGGCCTCTGCGCGCTGGTTGTCACCTGGGACGTGCTGGGCGACGACGGGCAACCGTTGCCTGTCGAAGAAGACGTGATCCTGGCGACGTTCCCGCCTGATCTTGTCATCCTCATGGCTAACACGATTGGGGAGCATAATCGCCCAAACGCGGGGAAGTCCGACACCTAGTTCGGTTCCTGGTGTCGGACGGAGAGTTTGGCGAATTGCCCGACTGGTATGTCTTGCTGCGTGCGGCGCGTTACCTGAACGTCCAACCCTGGGAGCTATTAGAGCAACCGTCAGTCTGGATGGAATACGCGCTGCACGCGGAATACGCTGAAAGCGAAGCGACTACCCAGATATCGAAACGTAAATGAGTGCGGGCGCGGGGCTACCTGCGCCTGTTTTTTAAGGCGGGTGAAATGGCTTGTCGATCACAGCGGCAGAATTGCTGGTTAGTGTTGACGCAGACACAAGCGGAGCATCGCGCGATCTAGACAGTTTTAGTAAACGACTGAATGGTGCGGCCCAGAGCTTGGGCGGGGCTGCGCTAGGCTTGTCGGCGGGCGTCACAACGCCCCTGGTTGCGCTGACCTCAAACATCCTGTCAACGGCAGGTGCGTTTGAAGCCAGCATGAATCAGGTCATGGCGTTAACAGGTGCGACCGGGGCGACGTTTGACAGTATGCGCGCCCAGGCAATGGAGCTAGGCCGCACCACGCAGTTTTCTGCATCGCAAGCCGCTGACGCGATGGGCTTCTTGGGCATGGCTGGCTTTGACGCCCAAGAGATCATGGCGGCAATGCCCAACGTCTTGCAGTTGGCGGCGGCTGCGAATATTGACCTGGGACGCGCGGCCGATATCACCTCAAACATCTTGTCGGGGTATGCGATGGAGACGTCGCAACTGGCCTACGTCAACGATGTGCTGGTCAAAGCAATGACGTCTAGCAACGTCAATATGGAGATGCTAGGCGCGTCCATGAAGTACGCTGGCCCGATTGCTGCGGGGCTAGGGCTAGATTTCGCTGAAGTCACCGCCGCGATTGGCATGATGGGCGACGCCGGGATTCAAGGCGAACAAGCCGGGACAGCCTTGCGCGGCGCACTGGCGCGCCTGGTCAAGCCGACCAACGAAGTGCAAGGCGCGCTGGACGGGCTGGGCGTCGCAGTCACCGACAGTCAAGGCGAGCTTTTGCCCCTGGTCGACATCTTCCGGCAACTGGAAGACGCGGGCGCGACGACGACGGACATGATTTCGATCTTCGGGATCGAAGCGGGTCCCGCCATGATATCGCTGTTGAGTATGGGTAGCGAAGCCCTCAATCAGTTCACAGGCGAATTGCAAAACGCGGGCGGGACCGCTGAAGAGATTTCGGCAGTTCAGATG